TCAGTTCTCTGTCTTTTTCTCGCGCGGCGCAGCCTCTGCATGTAGCTCTTGCTCCGACAGCAACGTGAAAAACGATCGTGCCTCTTCAGCAGTCGGACACCGCAGCCAATCGTCGTACGCACCTTGTCGAATGATGACCACGGAGCGTTTTTCTTCCGGCGCGCCCGTCCTGGCATCTCGGTTTCGGTGAAACTCGCGCAACAGAGGGTGTTCGTCAGCATTGACAGTGATCATCGACATTGCATGCATTACCTGCCCACCGCTGGCTTGTATCGTGCGCCAGATCCCTGCAATCGCACATGGTTCACCTGTCGCGAGCCCGATGCGCCAGCGTTCGTTTGTGCGATCGTCCGGGGTGTATTTGGGTTCATAGAACCACGACGCAGGAATCAAGCAACGACGCCCCGCACGCCACGAAGGCCCGTAAAGCGGCGACTCGCCGATTCGTTCCGCACGTGAATTCACCGTGTCCCGAATCAGTGGCACCTTTTTGCCTTCTTCCTTCGCTCGATCCCGTGCGTCTCGCTGCAATGCCTTCGGCCAGAAACCGAAATTTGCCAACAGCGCCTCTGGTCGCCCTTCGTTCAATCTGACGATCGGGGCCAGATAGTCGGTGTAGATTTCACGCTCCCAAGGCTTTTCACGCCATAGATCACCGAGCCCGATCTTAAGCTCACTGAGGCCCGGATCTTCGTCGGGCGCGCGGTAGTTCGTACACATAGCGGGGTCCGATTGGAGAGGTTCGCCTCATCTTACGCCGATCGTTGACTTCGGCTCGCGCGCCTTGGATACTGTATAACTATACAGTGTTTTTTGTACGATCATGAAGCGCGACGACGACGCGAACGTGTGGGAATTCTTCAATGAGCGCGCCGCGATCATGACGTTCGATGCCGGGATACCGCGACACGACGCTGATTTTCGCGCGATGGTCCGCACGCGCCTTTACTTCGAACCGCGCGGTATCACCATGCCGACGGGCGGCTATTTCTCGTGCTACTGGAACAGCGAATTCGGATGGAATGACAGCACCGGCACGGCCGTGACGTTTCCATGCGCCGTCGTCCTGCTTTCCATGTGGTACGCGGCACAAATTGAAGCCGACCGGGCCGGGCGATGCTACACGTGGCTGTTACGGCCCCCTGATGTCCGGCATTGGTAGCCCCCCATCGAATCATCCGAACAAAACTAACCACGGTGCGGACTCTCCACATCTGACGCAATCCTCTACAACAAAAAAAGCCCGCTCATGCGGGCTTTTGGTGCTTCGAGGACTTACTTGAATGTCGCTTGCCGTCGGCGAGGTAGCTTGTCTCAGCCCGAGGTAAATGAGGCTCCAGATCCCGCCGTGAAAATTGCCTGAAGGTGTGCTCGCAAAGCCGCCTCGACTTTACTTTTCCCTTCAATGGTGTTCTTGTACATCAAAACGCGAAATGGAGAAACGTCGAATGGTAATTTGATGCCCTCCTCCGCTATCAAGATAGTTGGCTTGCCTTTTGCGTGCGCGTATCCAACCTCGTAATAAACATTCGGGTTGCTTGGTGTTATTTCCGCGATTACGACCGAGGCCTCATTGATCTGCTGAATAATATCGTTAATTATCAATCCGGGACCATATTTCTCATCCACACGGATAACGTCAATCTTTTGATCCAAGCAAACTGGCTTTATTACACTGTCGTACAGTTCATTATATGGGGTTGAAAACTGCATTACAACAAAGGCTTTCGGCTTCTGCGACGAAACGTGAAAATCTGAAAATGCAACCTTCCCTTTGGATAGAGAATATAGGCCAATCGGTCGCCCATTGAGCGCGATCGGCAGAATCGTATCAACCACCGGAACGCCATTTACCTTAAGCACCACCCGTTGGCCAAACACGGAGACTGACAATATATATTCTCTGCCAGGAGAAAGATTCTCCAAATCCCCTGAACTTGCATTATCGAAGGGCACCCACCGTTTTCCGTCGAATGCGGTCACTGAGAACATCGCACCTTGGAACGAGCCCAACCCGGCTACTAGTTGAGAATTGGCTGCTGGGTTTGCAGCTAAGCATATCGATGCATTAAATTTTGTACCAACCTGTTCCGCGACAACCTTGACCGATATTGTTCCACTGAGAAAGCTCGAGTCACATAGTGCTAAACCAACAGCCGCGCCGTCAGGATGTGAAACTTGCTTGTCGTCTAAATATGTTATCTCGCGACCATTGAATACGACACTTCCATCAGGATTGAAAGTGAAGTCCCCGAATAACGGTACCCAGTTTATGTTCATGGCGCAAACAGGTTAGGAAGGACGACACATACTACTACGGACCCAGCCTCCGTCTATCAAGTTGCGATGCCCCGCTTTCTACTTCCCTCCCTTGCGAAAGTGCGTCCGGTGTCGACTCGTCGTCGGATCGTCGCGCATCTCCATTTCAAGCGACGTAGTGAACCCGCCATTTCCGTCCAGGCGGGACGTTACGCGTTTCACGAGCCACGGCGTTTCGTCTATGTCCGGCTTGAACCCCTTCGCTGTTGCGGGCATTTCCGGATACACATCGGCCCGGCCGAGCGCCAGCGAAATGTCGAACGTCGCCTGCCCGCGCTGCGTGCGCGTGTACTCCGCTTTCGCTGCGGCCGTCGCTTCCGCCTGCGTCGCGTAGGTTTCCGGCAGCAGCTTCACGCTGCTGCCGTTGTCGCCGCCGACCGTGACCGACTGCGCGCGCCCCTTCTTCGATGAGTGCCAGCGCGCGCGAACGGACGAATAGCTTTCGCGCTGCGACACGTGATAGCGGTACGAGTCACCGCTCGATCGCAGAATCTGAATCGCCGGCAACGGCTTGCCGCTCGCGGTTGCGCCCGCGCCGATCGGCAGGAACAACAGCCGCCCGTCCTTCACGGTCATAACGGCGTCGTACCGCTTGGCGAGCCGCGTCAAAAATGACAGGTCGCTTTCGCCCGTTTGGTCGATGTGATCGATCTTAATTTTGCCGAGCGCTTCACCGACAACCGGCGTCATTTTATGGCGCACTGCGACCGCTTTCACAATCGCGCTGATGGTCTGCGCGTGCCAACTTTTATCCCGGCGTTCGTGCATTGCTCCCGTCATGGATGCCGATCGCGCGCTGATCGTGATCTGATCCGGCGCGCCGTGGAATTCCACTTCATCGACCGTAAAACTGCCCTTGTCGACCAACGGTTGACCGACCCACCCGAGCATCAGTTTTATCGTGACGCCGCGCTTTGGAATCGCCAGATCGCCGCGCGTGTCGTCCAGAACGAGATCGAGTCTGTCAGCTTCGTCCGCGCGGGACTCACTCAGCGTCAGATAGATCAGATACGGGGCGATGCTACGGGAAATGTCGCGCCCGTCCAGCGTGATCCAGTAGTCGCATTGCGGCACGATGCGACCTGCATCCGCCGATTTCTCACGTGTCGGCCTTGTCGACATTACTTCCCCTTCTTCGCACGCTTCGTCTTGCCCGTCTTGATGTACGGCGGCGCTTCCGACATCGGCGCGTTGTCCACCTTCCCGTTCGCTGGCGCCGCTTTCTCATTCTGCGACCCGCCGTCGACGGTCGCGCCCAATGCCTCGTTATCCGCGACCTTCAACGTCAACTCGAACTCGATTTTCAGCGCCACGCCAAGGAAGTTGAAGTACGAGTGTGTTTCGTTCAGCGAATCCACCGTGAACGCGCCGTATATGCGCCCCGTGCCATCGACCAACACGTGCGCGTCACCGACGTTCGCCATCGCTTCGAGAATGTCGAGCGAAAGCGGCGTGCCGATTTCGCCGGTCGCAATCATCCCTTCAATCCTGATCGTGTCCTCACCCTGCCCGACGTATTGCGTGCTGTCGCGCGCGCCGACGCGTGAATTGCTCGCGTGCTTCCACGTCCGCTGACGTTGAAACTGATGGAACGGAGCGATTTCCGTACTGAAAACGAACTGCCCGAGAGAAACCAACATGCCTCACCCTCACCCGATATCCGAAAGACTCGACCCACCGCGTCGACGGCGTTCACGCTCGGCATCTTGCAGCGCTCGACGCACCGCTGCCTCGATATCGGCGGCATTGCCCGACGGAACGGAAATGTGGAACTCGTAGTGATTTACGGTCGGCTCGCCCCCTCCACCTTGACGACCACTCCCGGCCGACGTCGCCGACGCTGCGAGCGGCCCGCGCTGATCTATCAGCGGTCGATACTGTTCGGCCCGAACCGGGCTCTGCATCGGCTCCATCGACGCAGCCAGTGCGGTCCCCGCGCCCGTCGCCGCGCCGAACGTCACAGCAGCAACGCCCGCGAGTCGCGCGGCCGACGATGCAACACGCACACGCTCACCGTCGATCCCGTTCGCGGCCCCCTGCCCGATGAATCCGCCCAGCTCGCCGAATACGCGGCTAGGGCTGTGAATGCCAAGCTTTTCCTTGAACCACTCCACCGTCGAACTCGCAACGTTCGTGATCGCATCCTTGACTGATTTCAGCCCGTTCGTGATGCCATTGACCAAGCCTTGCATCATGTTCGCGCCGAAGTCTACGAACTGCTTTGACGCCTCCGCTGCCGACACGATCAGGTCGCCCAGCCACTTGCCGAACGCCTTCCCGCTCGACGCGGCCTTGTCCAAACTTTCCTTTGTCGTATCGACCGGCCCGAAAAGTTTCTTGAACCAGTCCCACGCGGCCTGCACCTTTTCCAGCAGCCAATCCCACACCGGTTTCAACGGTGCGAACAGTTCGCCGAGCGACGCAAACAACCCGGAGAAAATGCCGCTCAACGGCGCTAACCCTTCTTTCAGACCTTCCCAGAAGCCGGAGAAAAACGCCTTGATCGGCTCCCAATATCGAATGATGAGAAGCGCCGCGACCGCGATAGCCGTAATCACGAGCCCGATCGGGTTCATGAGCGCCAGCCGCCCGACGAACAGCAGCGTTTGACCGAGCCCGGCAAGCGCACTCGTTACGCCCGTGATCGCCCCGCGCGCCCCGCCCTTCACGATGTTGACGCCACCGCGCACGGCGTCGCCGGCGATACCGCGCACTCCGCGGCTCGCGACATACTGGCCCGCGCTCACCACGCGCCCGGCGATCGCCGCCCGCTTCACGGCGGCGGCACGCCCAAGTTCACGCATCGCGCTCGTGCCACGCTTCGCGCTCGCAACGGTATCCGCCCCCCACTTCACCGACGCGTCGCGTGCAGCGCGGTAGGCGGCAGGAATTCGCGTGGACACGGATCGCGCGAAATTGCGTGGCGATGATGCGTCCCATGCGACCGCCAGCGTCGACCGCAAACGCGACGCCGTTTTGGTTGCCGCACCGCCTGCCGAACTGAACACCTTCGTGACCTTCGAGAACCGCCCGAGCGCGCCCGATCCGACATTGATCCCGCCGACCGCCGCCTTGCCTTCGACGCCGAGCATGCGCAGGCCGAATCGCACCATCGCGAGCGGGCCGATCAACGCCGCGAGCCCGATCATGAGCGTTCCACCCACGCCGAGAATGACGCCGAGCGCGGCCAGCGAGATAAGCGCAATGCGGGTCGCTTCGCCGTGCTGGCGGGTGAATTCCGTCACCCGCGACAGCAGCTTGGAAGTCAGTTCGAGCCCCCGGTTATACAAAGGCAGGATTTTTTCGCCTAACTCAGCTTCGAGCGTGGCGCGCTTCGCGAGCGCGTCCATTTCCTTGCCATAGGCGATATTCGTCCCTTCGTTGTAGAGCGCTTCGACGCCGAACGCCTTCGGTGCGTTCTCGCGGTGCTTCATGATGTTCGCGCGCTCGAGAAACAGCGATGCGAAAAAGTCGCCGCCCTTGCGCGACGAAAACAGATGGCCGATCTTCGATACAACCTGCATGTCCGTCAGATTCCCTTTCGGGTTGAGCTTCGGGATTACCTGTTTCATCAAGAATTCGAATGGGTCGGTCTTGTATAGCTCGATCTTGTCGAGCGCTTCGGGCAGGATCTTTGTAACGTGCCCGGTTTTCCCGTACTGGACGGACTTCTTGCCGATCAGTCCGGCTTTCACCAGTTCTTCGCCCGACTGCTGCGTAGTGCGCCCCTGCGCCCAGTTCGTGTATGCGCTCATGAGCCCCGTACCGGCACGGAAGCCGCCCATTTCCTGCATCGTGTGCAGCAGGCCGAAATAGAACGCGTTGTCGCCCAACTGCTTCGCGGCGATGCCGCCCGTCTTGATCGCGTTCAAGAAATCTTCCGGCTTCACGGTGCCGCCCGACGCAACGTAGGCTTTCGTCGCATTGTCGACGGCCTGTTTAAACGCCTCCGGGCTCTTGAGCGATCCCCGCAATTCCGTCGTCTTTACGAGGTCCATCAGCATGTTTTCTGCGACCTCGCCGTGCCCCTCGCCATACCCGCGCCGAGCCATCACGGATTCGATGCCGACTTTCATCTTGGCGAGCAACGGGGCCATTTCCTCTGCGTGGTGCATGTCCCGCGTGATGGTGTACGTTTCTTTCAGCAGCTTGAGCTTGTCGAGCTTGCTTAGACCCTTCACGTCGATGCCGTCGGCGAACTTCGTTGCCTCGCCGAGCTTTGTTTCACCGACGCCGAGCGCGCGGAATTGCGATACCTGTTGTTCGTATTCCTTCGCCTCGTTCAGCGTGTGCCCCAAACCACCGAGCACCCGACCGCCGACGGTACGCGTCGCGTATCCGGTTACAGCCATCCCGGCCGCGAACGTCTGCGATTTCTGCAACTGTTCACGCGCTGGGACGAGCGCGGCCTTGCGTGCCTGCACCGCCTTCAACTTGCGTCCTTGATCGGACAGCGCGTCGTTCGTGCGCGTGATGCTCGAATGTAGCGAGCGCTCGTATTCGGCGAGTGTCCGTGTACCTCGCCCCGCCTGCTGCATCCGGCTATTCAGTTCGCCCAGGCGGTCGCGCTGGCGCGCCTGCTGCGCCGTCAGGGATACGACAGCAGCCGACGCGCGACGCAATGAATTCTGCATGCGTACCGTCGGCTCCTTCGTATCCCGGATTTTCGCGCTCAGTTCCGCGACGCCCGCGCGCGCCTCTTTCAGCTTCGTTGCGGTGCGCCCCATTTCCGCGCGCAGGGACTTCATCGCATCGACCGACCGTTTCTGATTCTGGAGTTGCGATAGCTTCTGTTGGAGCGTCCCTAACTCCTTCGACGCGGCCCGGCTACCGCCGATGATCTTCTTCAGCGGCGCGGTGATTTTCTCCACCATGCCGAATACGACACGCAGTTTCAGTTCGTTGTTCATTGCTTTTCGTATCGTTCGCGCGCGCGCTCGCGCCAATCCATCAATTCAGAAACGGACATGCTGTCCATGACGGACGGCGACCAGTGAAACACCAGCGCCACGTCCGCCATTGCGTCCTCGATTACAGGCGGGAATCCATGCTTTCCCGCATAGCCTTCGTCAGAAAAAAACCACTCATGACGCCCCCGATTTGCAGCAAGTCGGCCGGGTCGAGCTGTGCCACGTCGATTTCGTTCAGCGTCGGGGTCGTGATGCGGGGAATTACCTTCTGCAGAGCGGTCACGTCCAGATTCACCAGTTCCGTGAGCGACACGCCGCGCAGTTCGCCAGCCATCGGCTTACGCAGCGTAACGGTCGTGATTTCGGTGTCGCCGCGCTGAATCGGTTGATCGAGAGTGATCGTGTTGTCGGTTGCCTTCGTTTTCATTTCGTTCGGTCCTTCGAGAATGGTTGAGTGGCCCGGATCAGCCGGGCCGAGTGAAGTTAGACGCCGATGATCTTGCGCACGTCGGCGAGCGAGTCGATCCCGCCGATGTTCAGGATCGAGTTGAGAACATCGATTTCGATTTCGGTGCTCCCGTTGATCGACAGCTTGTAATACGCCAGCGGCATCGTCGCCTTCACCGTCGTGTCGTCGCCGGGCTTCGCCGTGCCGAAGTCCAGTTCTTTGAAGCGGCCACGCACGACGATTTCGACGGCCATCCACAATTCGGACGTTTCGTCCTGATACGCGCCAGCAAAGCGCAGCATCACACCGTCGGCCGTGCTTTTCCCGTACAGGCGCAGCATGTCGCGCTCGATGCCGCCGAGCGTCCATTCAATCTCCATCGCCTCCTGACCGAGATCGATCTGAACCGGCCCCGGCATGCCGCCGCCGCGATATTCCTCCATCTTGCGCGACAGCTTCGGCAACGTCAGTTCAGGCGTCTTGTGCAGGTACGACGTACCGTTGACAAACACATTGAAGTGTTTCAGTTTGCTGGGCATCCCCATGTTCTTTTCCTCCCTTCAATCGTGCGCGGCCGTCGCCGCGCGCCGTGTTAGCTGTTGACCTGCGACGCGAAGTCGACCAGATACGAATCGGTGATCGTCTGACGCAGCGTGAGGTTTTCGAGCGGCGGAACCGGCGTGTAGTCGTAATCGACCACCAGCTTGCCGTCGCGCAGTTCGGCGACGCCGTTGCGGTCCATGTCGTAGCTGGCCGACGCACCGATCAGATAGCCGTTCGTCGTCATCGAACGCAGCTTCGCGCTGATGCTTTCGATAATGTCGCGCGGCAGCTTCGGCACCATCGCGCCGTCGATCGACGGAAACTGCGCCTCGGCGATCGTGTCTGCGAGCACCTGCCCGGTGCGGGTGTAGTTCTCGAACTCGAAATCGGTATCGGCCGAAGCGGTACGCGAACCCCAAAACCGAAAACCGTCACGGCTGATAAGCGTCGTCACCTGATTCTCGTTGAGGAAACCGGCATCCGTCGCCGGGTTTTGCAAGTCCCACGAAACCGGCTTGCTGATGCCCTGCACACCGTTCACCGCGACGTTCGACAGCGTTTTGTGCCAACCGACGAGCTGATCGATTTTCGCTCGCATGCCGACCGCATACGCGACAGCGGGCACGACTGCCGCTTGCGACGTAACGTCGTCCCATGCGATGAAGTCCGGCCAGATCACCATGATTTCGCGCTGACCGAACGTCTTGCGGTAGGCCACGGCGTCCTCCTTCGTCGCAACCAGTTCGCCATCCACGCCGCGCGCGGCGATGTACGCGAACCCGCGCAGCATTTGCGCGGTCATCGCCAGCGCGTTCGCGACCGGCTGCGTATCGAGCCCCGGCGCAGCGAGAATGCGCGGCTTGACCTGCACAACGCCCGGTGCGGATTCGAGCGCCTTGATACCGGTTTTCGTGCCGTCCGGGTTCACCGAGCCGATGACGTTCGACGTCGTTTCGTCTGCATCTTTCCCTTCCGGGACACGCACGACGACGACGAACGGGCGCGCCTGCTTCGAAATCGCGTCGAGCGTCTTGTACAGCGTCCCCTTGCGCCCTGCCCTGCCGAGCGCTTCAACAACGTTCGTGATGAGCACGGGCTTGTTCATGGGGAACGCGGCGGCGTCAGCATCGGAACCCGTGCATACGACGCCGATAATCGCCGTCGAAATCGTCGTGATGGGACGGACCCCGGAACGGTCCTCCACTACGGTTACGCCGTGGTGATAGTCCTGCGGCATGGTTAATTCACTCCTGTGATATTGGTTTGGCGCGGCCCGGATCAGGACCGCGTTTCAGGTTCTCGAGCGTCAGTCGGCGACGATATCGGCACCCGCGAATGCGTACCGGTTCGTCCCGTACTGACGCAACATCGCGTCGCCGTTCTCGCCTTCCGGCACCGGAGCCACCAGCACGGATTCGACATACGCTTTCGGGTCTTTCCCGCTTTTCGGCACGCCCTCCACACTGAGCATCGAGTTTGCGAGCGGCGTCAAACTCGCTTTCCTCGCCGCGTCGTCGTAGAAGCTGGACATTTGCACCGACGTGGTGTTGGTCGTGTAGCTGATCGTCACCGAGTCGATGCGGTGCGTGCTTGCCGGTGCGCCGGTTTGTTCGACGGTGATGGTTTTTTTCAGGGTCATTGCTCAAATCTCCAATCAAGGTTCAGTAAATACGTCGCCGATTGTTCGGCTCAGATAGGCGCAGTCGGCCATACAACATTCAGCGGAAACCCGGCTTGCTGCGGAACGTCGCGCAACTCGGCGCGGTACTTTCTTAGCGCCGCCTCGCGATCGGCGTCCCCCGAATCGGCCGCACGCTCGACCAACGGGTCGACCTGCAACAGCAGCGCATCGCGCTCACTGCGCACGCGTGCGGCCGCGTCGACCACGGCGAATTCCGCCTGGAATTCCGGCCACCAGTTCAACAGGTCTGCGGGTGTCGGTTGCGGAATGTCGCGAGGCTCCCAGATCGGCACCCACGCCGATTTCGTTTGTTCGAGCGACTTCTCATCGACCGGGTGCGCGACCCAGTAATCCTTGCAGCGCACTAGCTGCGGGAATTTCTTCGACAGAATGAAAGCCGCTTGCTCGACGTGGAGCATGAATTTGTTCGTCATTGGTTTCTCAGAAGTACGCCGTAAACGACGATCGCATTGGCGGTCCCGTTTCCGGGGCCACTCAGACCGCACATAACCCACGGCGCTGGCAGTGCGCCGCCAAGTCGGTCGACGGTGCCGAAGTTGTTCACGCCGGAATCCCATTGCACACGCGCACCGGCACCGGCTCGTGCGTTGATGTTTCCCCAAATGTCATCAATCTCGGCGCTCAGGTATCGGCCGCGCCACGTTAGATTCAGGTTCCCGTCGGTGGTGAGAATCTGCGTTCCACGCAGGTACACCGTCCCCCAATCGTCGACGCCGAGCGTCGTTGCGTTGTATGCGCCGTTGATGAACTCAAAACCGCCGTTGTCACGTGCGCGCAGGTACGTCCACGAGTCGAATCCCGGCCGGTTGTTCCGCAAGCCGATGTCAGCCTGCCAACCGTCACGATTCAGGGTCGGGCGGTTGTAGAAGCGCGAAAGCGCCGTGACGTGGATATCGGTATTGAACTGGACGCGGTTATCAGCGTTGTAGACGACGATCACGTTCGACTGCCACGAACCGTCGGCCTTCATGGTCGCCCACGCCGAATAGCTGCCGTTCATCGTGCCGTGAAACCACGCCTGCGAGGTGCCATCAGCACGAGCGAGCACAAAGCCGCGCGCGTCCGTGTTGTTCGGTTGCTTGACCCGCAGATCGCCGGTCATGGTGTCGCCAGCCTTGTTCACCTTGGTGTTCGGATCGAAATTTCCCTGATCCCACACACGCGCGCCGTTCACATAAAAGCCGCCCTTCACGTCCCACTTGCCCGCGCGGAAGTCGTAATACCCGTTCACGCTTCCGTCGTAAGCACGCATACCCATGCCATACCAGCCCTTCAACGCGAAGTTGTAAGTGCTGTAGCTCGCGTTGTCGCCCGTGCCGTCTTCGAACCCGTTTGCCCCGCCTCTGGATTGCAGATAGAGCGGTGCGCCCATCGTGCCGCCGACGTTCTTGTCGAGGGGCGTCACGTTCATCGTGTCCCACGGGGTCGCACCGGCCCACGTCGGCCGCTTGACGAAATTGACCTGTTGCGTCAATCGCGGAATGTCCAGCACGCGGCGTTGCGTCGTGCCGTCGTTCTCGAAAGCGCTGATTGCGAAATCGTCGGTATCGGATTTGCCGATCGTGAAGCGGGTCGCGTTGCCGTTCTGAAAGTACATGGTGGCCCACGACGATCCGCCATCTACCGTAACGCCGCGCCCACGAATCAGACCTTCGGCGTTGAGAATCGCACCAGTGTCGACAGTCGTACCGATCAATACGCGCCCGCCGCTCTGCATCAGCATCATGTTCCCGACGGCCGAACCGTTACCGCGCGTGATCCACATAGCATTCGTGGAAGCCGAGTAGGCGTCGTTGACCGTGCGCAGTGCGAGCGTCCCGTCACCGCCCTGCATCAACTCCCATTGCTTCTGATCGGCCGCACCACCTTCGCGACGCAGGACGATCGACGTCTGCCCCGTACCGCCACCGTTCGTCGCGACGAGAGCGCCAACGCCGCTCGCGCCCTTGATCGACCCATTCGCCTTGATCGGGCCATTCACCTGAATCAGCGCGTCGCTACCGTCATCACCGGTCTGTCCGACAACGAACTTACCGTTTGCGGTAACGCGCGCGCGCTCGGTTCCGCCTGCGCTCAACGTCATCGCGCCCGCGCCGATAGTGGAACTACCATAGAAACCGATGTTCGGCCCGCTTGCGCCCTTGTACATACCGATCAAGCCTGAGTCACCAGCGCCCTGACCGTTTATGAAGTAGTTCGCCGCGCGCATGCTTCCGGAGACTTGAGCTACGTTCACTCCGTCATCGGCCGTCACGCCGATCGTCATCCGACCGCCCGGCACGAGCTTCGCGACTTCGGAGTTGCCTGCGATCAGTTGCAGGACACCTGTCGCGCCTTCGCTGCCGACGGACACGTGGCCGTTCGACCGAAAGTAGGCCCAATCAACACCAGTGTTAGCCCACGCGGTAGTTTTTCCATTGCCGAAGCGATGGAGCCCGCGCGTAACCGCGTTGCCGCCGACCTGCAACATACTGCCGTCATCGGCTGGCGGGCCAATGATGACGCGATTGGTATCGCCCGCGAGGAACCGCATGGTTTCGCGGCCGTTGTTCGTGACCGCAAACACACCGTCCGAGATATGGAAAAAGCCCGTGTCCGGTGCGCCGTCGTTCACAAACGAAATACCCGGCTCGTTCACGCTACCTTCGGCCGCGCGAAACTGCCCGGTCATCGTGACACCCGTCGTTTGCGCCGGGTTCGGCAGATTCGCGGTGTTCCACACTTCGTTGTCGCCGACCCGCAGATTCTTCTTTGCGAAGTCGAAAGCGAACATCGCGCCGGTCGATGGCACAAAGAATCCAGCGCGGTCGCTACTCCCGAAGAAGTAGCCGCCGCTCGGCCCCATGATGGCGCGCGCTTCCATGCCGCCATTGCTGATGTTGACGATGCCCTTGACGTTCAACTGCCCGCCAACATAGGTGCTTCCCGAGCCCGTACCATCCAGCGTCACAGCGCCCGTCTTGGCGTCGATCATCAGCGGTCGCAGGCTGTTCCATGACGCGCCGATGCCGCTTCCGTCAGATATCAGCAGATAGAAATTCGTACCGTCGTTTCGCAGAATCACATCGCGGCCGTTCATCAGCCGGAAGTTAGCGCCGCCGCTATCGAGTCCCGCCGACGCTACGCCACCCGAGTACAGGCCCGTGCCGCCGACTTGAAGCGCGGTCGCCCCGTTGTCGTCCATGTTGCCGACGATGACCCTGCCGCCGTAAGTGATCCGCATAGCGCGAATCTGATTCGCGTCGCTGTTCGAATCGTTCGGCGTGCGGTTGATATAGAAGTCCAGGTATTCGCGGCCCCATGTTCCGGCATCAAACCCCGCACGCAGCGACGCAATGAGTCGCGCATTGGTGTCGGCCGTGCCAGCCGCAAACGTCCCGTGAAAGCGCATTTTCGCGGTGCGATTCAGTGCGCCCGACGCAGCCGCGACGACAAGTTGCGCATCCTGATCGGTCGGGGTCGACGTGACGCTCACCGGCCCGGTGAGTTGCGGGCGCACCAGCGGCGCATAGCGATTCGCGGCAGTCTTAGGCGTGAGCGCGCGCACCGCGTCCTTACCCTCGTTTACCTCCTCCTGTGTCGCAATTTCGATGACGCCCTGCACCGTTTCCGACGCGGGCGGATTCAGGAACGACGCGTCACCGAAAACAAGTTTCGCCGCATCGATCGACACGAACTGCATGTCAGCGGACAACATCAGGTACGCGGCAGGCGACTTTTCCATGATCGGCGTGCTCTGCACGTACACCGCCGCGAGCACACCGTTTTCCATATACAGGCCGTAGCCGAACAACGAATACTGATCGTCGGTCGTGTCCTGAATCGTCACATGGATGGTGTCCTTCGCGACGTTCTTCCCGCCGAACGTGTTCACGCGCTTGCGCTCGTTCGGCATTGCCTGCATGTCCGGTTTGAACACGAACGCGCCCGTGCAAAGACCGATTTCGGTCACGCGGTGTTCGTTCGTTCCCGTGTTGCCTTGCGCGACCAACGCGGCGCGCCCGGCATCGGTTACCTGAATGAAATTTCCTGCCATGTTCATTGTTCCGTCAACGTCAGACGACGATAGAGCGCTGCCTGTCCACCAGCCCCGACCCCAATCGAGCCACTGAGCGAAAACCCCTGCGTGAAGGTGTAGTGAGCGCGCACGGGCTTCGAACGATCGACTTCGCGCAAAATGTCGGCGATGTAGTCCGCGGTCGGCGGGTTGCCGTCACGTGCGGCCACGGTCATGAATAGTTCGAACGTGTACGGTGCAGCGGGCGGCGTTTGCTCGAACCATTCGCGAAGAACGATGTTCCCGCCGAAGCTTTCGACAACATCGCGCACCGCTGCCGCCGTGCCGTTTTTGCGAGCGATCGGGATTGCTGCTTTCACGCGTGCCCGGCGCACCTGTTCCGGCCATTCGTTTTTCCATGTGACGACACCCAAATGCCATGCGAGCCACGGGAGCAGATCAAGGGGAATCCGATCCGCGTTCATCAGGTCGCGCAGGGGAACCGGAACGTCACCGATCGGTGCATTGGCTCGCGCCGCTGCACGCATAAGGGGCGATGCGTTCGGCGGCAACAGGTCATCCGCCATACACGCCCCCGTGCTTCACCTTCAACGACGAGCAGAACGACGCCTGCGTTGACGTGATCGCAATATCGTTCGCGGGGGAAATGAGCACGACGCGCTCGACGCCTTCGGCATGCAACGCGGCATAGATCCCGGACAACGGGATTTCGCGACCGTTGCGCCGCGAGTTGTCGGCGAACTTCTGCGCGCGCGACTGTGCCTCGGTGATGACCACACCCGAATCCGGCCCCGCGTATGTGTAGATGATTGCGTCGATGCCGTACTTCACGATTTCGGCGCTTCTGACCATTACCTTGTCCGTCAGCGGGCGAACGTCGTCAGCGCTCAACGCCGCTGCGACCGCATCGATTACCGCTTGCGGTGCCGTGCCGTCGCCCTCGCGCACGAGCACCGACACGAGCACTTCACCCGGATTCGGGCTCGACGCCGACGCATCGAGCACCGAGCCGTGCGCCGCGCGTGCGTGCGAGCGATACGCGCCTTCCGGTCCTGCAACGGAATAGCCTTGCGGCGCAAGTTGTGTGCGGTCGCGCAGGTCTTCGTTCGACTCCATCACCGGATCGGTGTCGGTATCCGGATCGCCCGGCGTGACCACCAGACGTTCAACGCCGAGCAGCGCGGCGAGCTGATCCAGATCGCCGTCCATCGCGAACGCGAGCATCAGCGCACGCGCTGCATCGTTCACGCGCTGGCGCAGGTACATTTCGCGATACACGCTTTCTTGCAGCAAGATCGTGATCGGTTCGGATTGCAGTTCGAGCTTCGCCGCGACGGCCGCGCGAATCTCGTCAGGCACGAGCGCGAGGAAACCGGCCTTGCGCTCGGCAAAAAGGGATTCGAAGTCGATTTCTTCGACTACGTTCGGCGCGGGCAGGCGCGACAGGTCGATAACGCTTTGGCTCATGCCCGAACCCCCGCCACGTCGACGGACGATTTCACGCTGACCGGAATCTGCCGCCCGTTCACGGTCTTGTATCCCTCGATCAGAATCGGCACGCGGCCGTTCCGGAAATCGCCAGCGGCCAGCACAGCGGCATCGAATGCCACTTTGGTGAGCGTGAGACGCGGCTCCCACCGCATGATCGCGGTCGCGACCGCTGCGTAGACGCGCACGAGCAATGCGCGGTTCGCCGGGCCGTCGATCAGGTCCGGCAGTTCGGAGCCGAACGTGCGACGTTTCACGCGCGAGGCGAGCGGCGTCGACATGATGATCGCGAGCGATTGCGACAGGTGCTCGTCACCGTCGATGAACTCGCCGGTTTGTGCGTTCATGCCGCTCATGCGCCCGCCGTAAGTGCGGTGGACGTGATCGCGAACTCACCCTGTGCCCGGTGCGGATGGCGGATCAGGCTGACGCCGCCCGCCTGATGGTCGGCGGCGGTCACAACGCCCGTGAACGCGGCAGGTCCGTTGATACGCATGACGGGACCGGAGCCGCCCTCACCTGTCTGGCCGTCGGCACCCGACAGGAACACGAACGGGCCTTCGACGGTGAGCTTGCCCTTGCACGTCGTCTGTTCGGCGTCGAGCGTGATCGTTTCAGCCTTCACGGTCGCGTCCTTCGTTTCCACGACGACCGATGCGGGCGCGACCATGCGAATGGTTGCACCGGCAGGCAGATCGACCGTCAGCGCGTGCCATTCCTCGTCATACGAGATACGTGCGCCGTCATCGAACTGCATCACGTGTTCGGCAATGTTCGTGCTCGGCGCGGGCCGATCTTCGGAATACAGCGCGCCGGAGACGATGCCTTGTGCAAGGTCGCCCATCGGGCAATCGATCTTGACCTGTTCGCCGAGCGTCGGCGCGCTCCACGTGCGCAACGAGCCAGCGCGTGCCGTAGTCCAGCGAAGCCAGCCGGATTGGAGCCCCTGTCCGTCCGATTCCTCATCGCCGATCGCGACGCGGCACACCGGGTTTTCCGCGTCCGATGCGTCGATTGCGATCACGCGACCGAGCAGCACGCTATTGCGTGCGACCCGTCGCGCTTCATTTGCTGCCGCTTGCTCCACTGTCGATGCTCCCGAATATCACGTGAACATCATGGCGCGCGCGCGAACGCCCGGCGAGCACATGCGGCCGTGCTCGTGCCGGGTACAAAAGGCGTGGAAATATGGGGTGTTGCGGGAGAATCAACCGCGTGAAATGCGGCCTTCGAGATGTGCAATCAGGCGCGCCCGGATCGACTCGCGATCGTGTGCGGCGACCCCGACGAGCGCTCGGCGCGGGTACTGGTATTCGGGACCGTGCGGCGCGACTGGCGCTCGCTCGCCGTACTGGTGGACCGCTGCGATTCGGGCGATGCGGCCCGCAAAGCCCACCGCCGCTTCGTCGGGGCTGGCTTCGACCTTCAACCAACGCGCGGTGCGCAGCTTCTGGAACATCGCCTGTCGCCGGATGCGTCCCTTACGTGATCGCGCACTTGCGCGCTTGCGGGGCTCGTATGGCGCGCCGTCCGGGTTCAACTGCTGCGCGATGCGGTCGGACTGATGCCGCCGCATCTCGCGTGCGACCCCCATCAACGCGACCCGCCGCTGCGCCGGAGAAAGTCGTGCGAGAAGTTGAATCGCCAGCATTTCGAGCGCGTGCAGATCGTCGCTCATTTTTTCGGCCACGCCCCTGACGCCAGATCACGGCCTGCGACCCACGCAGCAGCATCCCAATCAGTATTCGCGGGCATGCTGTCATCCACGTGCGTGAACGTCCGTCGACCGTCACCGTCCACTCGTGCGACAACGCTTTCAGTGAGCTTGACGCGAACCGACAGGTCAACTGCGCTGTTGTTCAGCACGTCGGCCTCGAACTCGATCCCGTGCGCCGCGTTGTCGCGATTCTGGAACAGATCGGGTTGATTCGACTGCGCCCACAGCACAATCGCCCCCATGACCGCATCCGTCGACCCGCCGAATTCCAGCATCACGAGCCGCACGAAATAGCGGTATTCGAAAGACGCGGTTTGTCCTGGCGTTGCCGCGATGTGCCCGCCCTCAACGAACATCAACAGTCGGTCGGGATTTTCAGGAAGCCCCGGCACCGCCGCCGTGATCGCGGCGCGAAGCGAATCCGATTTCTTCACTTCGCGCCCACAGTAGCCGTCGCCGCCGGGTCGCCAGCATCGGCCCGCGCCTGACAGTCAAAAATCATGTCCACGACAGCCGCACAACGCGCCCACGCGGCTTTCACGGCCGTAAGCGTCGTGCTCATGTCACCGTTCGTTTCTGGCGCCGTTGCAGACATCGTGCAGCGTGTCACCGTCGGGCACGTGTTGAACGTAATCACAGGCCCCGGTGATGGCGGGACTTGCGTGCAAGCGGGCAATGCCAGCAGGCAGGACAGTATCAGCCCATGCACGAGATTCGGGCGTTTCATTGATGATCCTCCGGGTAGCGTCCTCGATCCGCTTCTGTGCGTTGTCGATCTTCGATTGCGTGACGCCGAGCCGCTGTTGCAATTTGGCGTTTTCCTGCGCCGTCGCGAGCAACGCGGCAATCGTGTTGTCACGCGCCGTCACGGTTTCGCGGGCCTTGGACGCGTCGTCCTGCGCGGCCCGCAGGTCGCCGCGCAGGTCTTTGACGTAGCTCACCGCCCCCCATGCCGCGAGCGCGGCAACGGCGACAGCGAGCAGCCGTCCGACGAGCGGGTTCATGCGCCGACCGTGTACGTCGCGTGCTCACCGCTGAAACTCGCGGTCAGCACCTGTCGGCGGGGCTTCTTTCCGTCAGCGGCGAGCCCGATATGCACCCACCGCCCGCCCTCGTGAATGACCTGATCGAACGGCAGATTCGACGCCGCGAGCTTGCGCACCACGTCGAGCGGCGAGCCGAACGCGGGGCAGACGAAATCGGCCGCGAGCCCGTGAAGGTGCGCGCTGTCCGATACGCCGCCGACCGCGCGATTCAGCGCCGGGCACCGGTAGCCGGACGAAATCAGCATCGGTTTTCCGCCGAGCAGCACGCGGGCCTGTTCGAGTGTCTGAGCGAGGCGACGCAGGTTGTCGACCGCTTCGGCCGACGGCGTGTTGTCGATGCCGCGCTTGCGCGCTTCGGTGCTCGCAATCAGTTCGGCGAGCGAGAAATGGTCCGTCAACTGCATGTGTTCTCCCTGAATCCAGTCGTGAAAAATCTATCGGCTCGCGTCGACGCCGCGATCAACCTCGCGCAGCGCGCGGCCGAGCATCCGATCGAGCACCCGCGAACCGCCGTAGCCGGACAGCGTGATAACGCCCGCCTCCAACACGGATTGCAGATCGAGCCATTCCGACACGAAAAACGCGACCAGCCCGGCGACCAGCGACACAACCGTGTCTTTCGCGATTTCCAACGCGACCGAGCGAACCGGCGGATCGTCAGCGGCCAGCTTCTGCAACGTGCTCGCGAGCCCGCCGATAAACGACAGCAGCAGGCACACCGCGAACGCGGCGGCCGGAATGTGCGCCAGATCGTCGCCGAACGTAATCGACGCGGCCCACGCCGACAGCGGCCATACCATCAGCATCCAAAGCCAGTGGTAACGAATCAGGTTTTGCACACAGCCCTCCGATGACGTTTTTCGAATAGATCGTGAAATGCCATCGCCAATGACGCGACGGCCATAGCGACGGACACCATGTAAGCGCCCCACGCATCGCCAAGGACGGGCGCGAGCACAAAGGACGGGACGAGATAGCCGAACGCCGCGTACACGTACAAGCCACGCCGCATGTCAGCGAGCCACGCACATTCGAACCGGCCCCCAAGAATCACGTTCGAAAGCACATCCGCCGCCTGCATGGATGCGACGCCGAGCATCGCGTAAAACGGCGCGTAGACCAGCAGTCCGCCGTGCCCGAGCATCATCAGCGCAAGCGGATACTGCGTGATGCCGCTGCGCGGTGCGGTCGCCAGCACCGCCACCATGTAGGCGATTCTCACCACCGTGGACAGCGCGCGGCGATCATGGGTGTTGGTGAGCCTTTGCATGTCCACCTCAGTCAAAAATTTGAATCAACGGAGCCGTACCAGACACCGTGGCCGGGTCGGGAATCTCGACCGCGAAGCCGATCGGCAGGAATAGCCCCACGTCGGCGATGCCGGGGTTCGCCTCCAACACCGCCTCCACGACGCCATCGGTTCGGCCGAGCACGCGCCAGCAGAGTGCGTCGACCGTTTCGTTTTGCAGTGCGTGCGCCTTCATCAGATCAGGTCCACCGTCATCCGACCGCGCGCCATCATGTCGGACATCGCCCAATACGCATCACGGCGGGCGTCATCCGGCACGCAATCGAGCGCATCAGCGCGGCGTGCGCCGTCCTTCGACGTGTCGTAATCCCGGTAGCGCTCGATCAACTGCGCGCGCGCCCACCCGTACACGGCGCGCCGGAAGCGCTGTATCTGGACGTTCTCCCCGTCGATTTCGAGCCGCGACGTAGCCGACAGATCGCCCGCCCCGGCGCGCTCGTTCTCGGCGCGCCAGTCGGCCAGCACATCACACGTGTGTGCGATGCCTTCGATCAACGCCTCACGTAACCGAGCGTCCGTGATCGTGCCGTCTACAAGCCGCAGCACAGCGCGCGCGTTGCGCATGTCGATCGTCGGATACCAGCTATCCACCCGAATGACTGGCGCGACCGACGGATCGTCGGGCGCGGGTGCAGTGGCGGCAGGCACCGGAGCGGTGGAAATCAAGTCGCTCATGTCGGCACCGCCGCGATGTAGGTGTGGCGGTGGACGCGTGCCGTTTGGTGAGGCTTTCCGCCTACCGCCCGGCACGCGTGCCGCCACGTCGCGAGGGACACGTTACGCATCCACGCCCTCACCGTCGGGCATGGATGCAGATTCATTGCCGGACAACGCCGCTTCGAGCCGCGCGATATCGCGCTTGACGCCGATCTTGTCGTTCAGGTCGAACGCGCGCCGAAACGCGGCGAGCGCGACCGCCGGTTCGTTCGCGGCAGTCGCGAGCCCATACGCCTTGAACAGCTTCGCCCGGATCTGATCGACCATATCGAACGGCTCGGTCAGATCGATCACTTCGGCCAGCATGTACGGCGGCACGTCGGCCGCGTCCGCGAATTCTTCGGCCACGGTAGCGGGTAGCGTCCGTTCGAACTGCGCAGGCATGGTGAGCCCGTGGCGGATCGCGTAGCGCGCGATATCGAATGCGCCGCCCATGTCGCCCGCATCGAGCCGCCACAGCATGATCGTGACCAGCACATCATCCTGACCGCCTGCGTCGCGGTTCAGTGCCTCACCGACGTATGGCACGTAGTCCGTCAGGATTTCTCGCTTGATCGCAACCTTGCGCGCGACGGACTGCGTTTCCTTCAACCGTCGCTGATCGGTCGCGAGCTTGGCGCGCATCATGTCGGACGCCCTGTCCTGGCCGCGCTGCACGCTCGCCGCAATCGGCGCGTCAGGCTCGCTCACGGCCACCGATGCGGCGACGCGCATCAGGTGCCGGGTGATCGGGGTATGCCTCACCATGCCCGCCCCTTACTGGCCTGCGCCCGGCGTGGCCGGATCGTCAGCGCCGGGAGCACCCGCGAACACGATGTTTTCGAGCAGACAGCCCGCACCGAAGTCCTCGATCACATACGCTTCGTTGCTCGACTCGTAGAATTCGAGCTGATCGCGCTTCGGGTTGTCGATGATCGCGCGGCGACGGCCACCGATTTCCCAGTAGATCGACAGGTTCGACAGCATCGTGACCAGCATCTTGCCGCGCGGCATGAACGGAACTTGCATCGCGCTCACGTTGCCCATGCGCTTCTGGCTGATGACGAGACTTGCAGCCAACGATTCGGTCGGCGGGTTGTCCCGGTTCACGATGGGGAAATACTTGTCCAGCATCGTGTCCCGGCCACACAGAACCATGAGGCCGGTATCGTCCGCGTACCACGGCTCGATCAACGAATTGATCGCCTCATACACGAGCGCGTCGATATTCGCGTAGTCCGCACCAGCACCACCGATCACGATCTTGCCCTTCGCCTTGCCATCCGCGACAACCCGGCTCGGCGCTTGCTCGCGGTACTTCTGGAGCCAACCCTTGTTCACGTCCTCCAGATACGGGTTTTTCGAGCGGTCGGACGTGTTGACCCGGTTGATGCCGTTGAAGCCGATGCGGATGCGATCGAGCGCCTGTTGCTGCGCGTTCGCATCGCGCACCATCGTTTGGAAATTCGGCGTCGTCGCCCACGCGTCCAGCTTGGGATAGCGCAGGTGCGTGTCGAAATTCGTCTGCGAGCAGAAATAGCGGTTCGGATCGAGATCGGTCAGGTCGACCGTTTCGCGGTCCTTCACCTTGGTGTCCGTCGTGCTCGCGATCGGAGCACCGACCAGCAGGCCCAGCTTTTCGCCCTCCTGCGCCGTCACACCTTGGACGTTGATGCGTTTCAGGAGTGCGGCCGATTCCTGAATGCGCTTTTCGACCTTTTGCTGCACGCTCGGCACGACCGAAAATTTCTTCGATGCGTCGGTGACGCCGTTCAGGCGTGCGATGTTCGCGGTGTAGCGCTCGACCGCACGTTTGGTATTTTCCAGCATGTTTTCTCCGATGAATCGGTGTTTCGCCTAGATGCACTGACCGCGATCAGCAGTCCGTCGCATCCCATTCGCCGCCCGTAGCGGTTGGCCGTTGCGTGCCGCCCGGCTCGCCTTCGAGTCGCTGCGTCAGCGCGCTAAACGCTGCGCGATCCTTCGCGCTTTCCGTTTTCAGCGCATCGATTTCGAGCCGCAAGCCCTCGATCAGCACCTGTTGCGACGCGCTGTGGTACGACAGACGCGAGGCGATATCCGTCGGAATTGCCCCGCTATTCGAATCCGCGGCCGGGGCCGTCCCTGCACTTTGTGCCGGTGCCGGTGCCGGTGCCGGTGCCGATGCGCCACCATTGCCACCGATCCCGAACAGTTCAGCCAGCTTCGACGTCACGAGCGTGGTGAACGATGCGGGGGTCATGATCGGGGCCGCAGCGGGTTCGTCGTTGAACAGTGCGGTGCCGATTTCGACGGCGACCGAAAACAGGTTTTCGGGCGCATGCTTGCGCGACTTGAAATGGTCCGGGTGTTGCTGCGAGAACGACAGGATTTCCGTTCCGAGACTCGCCGGGCTATCGGTCACGCCGAGGCCGACCAGATACGCTTTCCCGGACTCGGCGAAATTCGGCGCAATTTCGATGCTCGAATAGACCTTCTGGCGTGCCTTGTTCATCGCCTTCAGATCGTCGGTCGGATCGATCTGCGCGAACAGCGCCAGCTTGCCGTCGTCAACCGTGCGGGCCTCGACTGCGCGCACGTCGCCATACGCACGAAAGTCACCGGTCGGCAGGACGCCGCGAATGTGTTCGAGAAACACGCGCGCGCCATACGTCGTCGCCGGGTTGTACGTGTCCGCCATTTCTTGAATCTGCTGTCGCGTGATGGCGCGACCGTCCGTCGTCGCGCCCTCCGTTGCCACCCGCACAAACTTCATCGTGTTTTCTCCCTGTAGGTTCCTGTGCGCTGATTAAGCGGTTCCGTCATCGTGCGCGTGCGCCGCTGCCCCATCAACGCGGTGCGCTGCGCGTGCGGCCGGGTACAAATTCATGCAGTCGATTTCGCCCGCGCGCGCGCATACGCTCGACGCATGGAAAAACCTGCAAACCCTTTCGCCGATTTCCCGGCTGCAAACGACAAGACCGAAACGAATGTGACGAGCCTCGCGACGCGACGCGTCGCACGTGATCTGTTTTGGGGCGGATGGAAAATCCGATCGATTGCCGAATACATCGGTGAACCGCGCTCGACTGTCGAAACATGGAAGCAGCGCGAGGGATGGGACAAGGCAACGTCTACGGACAAGGTGTCCGACGCGCTCGTGCAACGAATGCGCGTGTTGATCGCGAAAGACCCGAAGCAACCCGGCGACTTCAAAGAGCTTGATCTACTCGGCCGCGAAATGGAGCGGCAACAGCGCATGCAGGTGCGTGCCGAGCGCATCGAGTCAGGCGCGACGGAGACGAGCACCGCGAGCGGTAGCACGCCGCGCGTTTCGTCGCGCTCGTCGGGTCGAAAGACGACGCGCAACTCGATCACCCCGGAGCAGCAACAACGCATCCTCGACGCGATCCGCGATTCACTGATCGGGCATCAGCGCACGTGGTACGAGAACCGCCATTTTCGCCGTCGGAACATCCTGAAATCCCGGCAGATCGGCGCGACGTTCTATTTCTCGCATGAGGCGTTCGGGCGCGCACTCGAAACCGGATACAACCAAATTTTCCTGTCCGCGAGTCGCGCACAGGCGCACGTGTTCCGCGCGTATATCCAGAAATTCGCATGGGATGCGGCGCAGGTCGAACTAACCGGTGATCCGATGTGGCTCCCGAACGGTGCGGGCCTGATTTATCTCGGCACCAGTTCGCGCACGGCGCAGAGCTACAACGGCGATCTGTATTTCGATGAGTATTTCTGGACCAGCAATTTCGCGACGCTCAACAAGGTTGCGATGGGGATGGCGACGCATTCGCATTTGCGGATGACGCACTTTTCCACGCCGTCCACGACGACACACGAAGGCTATCCGTTCTGGACTGGAGCGCACTTCAATCGCGATCGACCGGACGACGAGCGGGTTGAAATCGACGTCTCGCACACGTCGCTCGCGCGCGGGCTCGCGTGCGGTGATGGACAGTGGCGGCAGATCGTGACCGCCGAGGATGCGATTGCATCCGGGTTCACGAAACTCGATCTTGAAGATTTGCGCCGCTCGAACAGTCCGGCCGACTTCGAAAACCTGTACATGTGCCAGTTCGTAGACGACACCGCTTCGGTGTTCTCGTTCCGGCTCGTACAGGCGTGCATGGTCGACTCATGGGATGTATGGACGGACGTGAAGCCGTTGCTTGAACGCCCGTTCGGCTATCGCCCGGTCTGGATCGGCTACGACCCCGCGCTTACGGGCGACTCGGCCGGGTGCGTTGTCATTGCACCGCCCGACGAACCGAACGGGAAATTCCGCGTTCTCGAGCGCCATCGATGGAAAGGCATCGACTTCGAAACGCAGGCAGACAAGATTCGCGAACTGACGCAGCGCTACAACGTCACGTATATCGCGGTCGACACCACCGGCATTGGTCACGGCGTCCATCAGCTTGTGCGCCAGTTCTTCCCGCGCGTCGTCGGCCTGAACTATTCGCCCGAACTGAAAAATCGCCTTGTCCTGAAAGGCATGTCGGTGATCGGGAAAAAGCGCCTGGAATTCGATGCGGGTATGACAGACCTCGCACAATCGTTCCTGTCCATCCGGCGATCGATGACGCCGAGCGGCGCAAAGATGACGTACACCGCCGCGCGTAACGAAGAAATCGGCCATGCTGACCTTGCATGGGCCTGCCTTCACGCGCTCGACAATGAACCCCTCGAAGGTGCGAGCCGCGCGCGCAGCACCGTGGAGATTTGCTAATGACTTCCGACCTCGTACCCACCGCACACGATATCGCCACACGCGCACCGCTATCGTCGGTCGAATCGTTCACGTTCGGCGACACCGTTTCCGCGATGGACGGAGGCGACATTCTCGACTACGCCGAGCTGTGGGCCGTCGATGATTATTTCGAACCGCCCATCAGCCGCGAAGCCCTCGCGAAGTCTCTGCGCGCCGGTACGCACCACGCGTCCGCGCTGTACTTCAAACGAAACGTGCTTGCGTCGACGTTCATCGAGCATCCGAAGTTTTCGCGAGACTCGTTTCGTCGACTCGCGCTCGATTTTGTAGTTTTCGGCGACGCGTATCTTGAACGAGAGCGCAACCGCACGGGCGGCGTTCGCAGCTACCGCCCTTCCCCCGCGAAGTACACGCGGCGCAAAACGGATCTGCAAAATTTCGTGTTCATCGACGGTTGGCTGAACCGCCACCAGTTCGAAACCGGCTCCATCTTTCAACTGATGGAGCCCGACGTAAATCAGGAAGTCTATGGCATGCCCGAATACATCGCTTCTCTACAGTCCGCGTGGCTGAACGAATCGGCGACGCTGTTCCGGCGCCGCTACTACGCGAACGGATCGCATGCCGGGTTCATCCTCTACGTGAACGACCCGAACATGGACCCGGAGGACGTGGACGCGATCCGGAAAGCGCTGCGCGATTCGAAGGGCATCGGCAATTTCCGGAACCTGTTTCTGCATTCAGCGGCACGAGGCGGCAGTGGTGAGAAAGGCGCAGTTCAACTGATCCCGATTTCGGAAGTCGCCGCGAAAGACCAGTTCTTTGACATCAAGAACGTGACCCGCGACGACTCGCTTGCGGCGCACCGCATTCCGCCGCAGCTTATCGGCATCGTGCCGAGCAACACCGGCGGGTTCGGTGCGGTCGAACCGATGGCACGCGTGTTCGCCCGGAACGAACTGGTGCCGCTCCAACAACAATTCCTGAAAATCAATGAGTGGGCGGGCGAGGAAATCGTGCGGTTCAACGACTACGTGCTGCCGGTCGCTGCCTGACCGCGCGAAGTGCCAAATTTGGCACTTTGCGGTGCTGCGTCTGGAATCTCGCGGCGCGCGGCCGTTTGCGTCTGGAAAATCCCCCCGAACATCGCCGAACCCCGCCCCGCGCGGGGCGCGGGCGGTCGCACGGGTTGCGTCTGGAATCGCCGTTTCGTTTTAGCCCGCAGGCGCGGAGGGGACTGCGATATTCCGGGGCGGAAGTGTGATCCGCCCCCACCTACCGCCCGCGCGCGACGGCCCGCCCGAGCCCGTATCGAACCCGCCACGGGCCTGCCGCTGCCGCGTCCGGCGCAGGACAGCAACACGCACGCGAACCGCGCAGAAGCCCGGAGAATCGGCCGGGCGCGCCGTCGATACCATTCGATGTGATATCACTTTTTGATTGCACTCTGATAGCACTTTCTGCTATCATCAAGGCATGAAATCGAAACACGCCCGCACCCTCGCCGCGATCTTCACGAAGCCCACATTGGGCGGGATCGTGTTCTCCGATATTGAATCGCTCGTCGCCGCACTCGGCGGCGAAATCCACGAAGGCGCAGGGTCGCGCATCGCCTTCGAACTGAACGGCACGCGTCGCTATCACCACCGCCCGCATCCGGGCAAAGAGGCGAAGCGGTATCAGGTGGAGGACTTGCGCGACTGGTTTATCGAAATGGGAATCAAGCCATGAACAACGCCATGACTTACAAGGGATATTTCGCCCGGATCGATTTCGACGGGCGCGATAACATTTTCGTCGGCCACGTGCTCGGCGTGGACGACAAAATCAGTTTCCATGGTGAGACGGTGGACGAGCTTACGCGCGATTTTCATGCGGCCGTCGATCACTACCTTGACGACTGCAAGCGAGCAGGACGCGAGCCGCAAAAGGTAGCGTCCGGCAAGCTGATGCTGCGTATCGATCCGACTGTTCACGCAACTGTCGGTATCGCTGCCGCCCTGTCGGACGAAAGCGTCAATCAATGGTCGGAGGAGGTACTGGGGCGTGCGGCCCGTGAAGTGTTGGCGCGAGCAGGTTACGCCAGCGACGAGAAAGCCACCATGTCAGGCACCCCCTGAACAGCGCAGGAAACACACAACCGCATATACTTGGCCGACGACTTGTGATTTCGTCGGCCATTTTTTTGCAATCAGTTGTCATCACACATCAATCTATACGTTGTTTCGGGGGACAGCATGGAGTTAATTAACCAAATAGAAATTTCGTATTTTCGCTCAATCCACAAAGGCCATATTGAAGATTGCTCCGGTACGAATATCATTTTTGGGCGCAACGATTCCGGAAAAAGTAACTTCTTACGAGCGCTCAATCTGTTTTTCAACAACGAAACCAATCCCGGCCAAAAATTCTCATTCGCACGCGACTTCAACCATACCCGCAGAGCTGGAGCGGACGTCGCGCAACAGGCCGGCAAGGAACTGAAGAAATTTGTTTATGTGAAGATTTGGTTTAAGACGCCAGACAACTTTAAAAATTCACTCGGCGCGACGTTTTGGGTCAAAAAACAATGGAACACAACCACCGAGGAAACGCCGGATTTTTATTCGTCAATCAAGGACAATAAATCAAAAACATACTTGACGCGACTCTTAAACCAAGTTCGATTTCATTATATTCCGGCAATCAAGGATCGAAGGATTTTCGAAAAACTTCAGACCGAAATATATGATGTGATATCTCGCAATGTCCAGTTTTCAGATTCACTTCGCAACTTCTCTCAAGCCCTACAACTTAGAACGGCCGAACTATCATTTGATTTAGCGGATAGACTGCGCATCAATAGCGTGGTATCAACCCCACAAGACTTAACAGATCTGTTCCGGTCACTCGATTTCGAAACGAAAACGGAGCAAGGCGACCTACATAGTCTGACGCTGCAACGAGGCGATGGCATTCAGGTTCAACACATCCCTCCGATTCTCGCATTCATTTCCGATAAAAGTGCCGCCAATTTTCATATTTGGGGATTTGAGGAGCCGGAGAATTCTCTTGAGTTGGTAAATGCGATCAAGGAAGCGGAGACATTCCGATCATTCGGGGCATCGGGAAATAAGCAAATATTTTTGACAAGCCACAGTCCCGCATTTTTCTCACTGAACAACGATGATGTGTCGCGTTATTTCGTATCAAAATCCGAGATTATTGACGGTCGCCCAAACTCTACAATCTCCATAATCGACGGCGACGCTGATAAATCTCCAGCAGATTTAATGGGAGAACTCCCCCATTTGACGGTAATTAGCTCATACCTCGGAGCAGCACAGAAAAAGATTGACGACCACGCTGAGGCAAACCGTCTTTTGAATGCCGAACTAGCGGAATCAAATTTGCCTATCCTGTTTGGCGAAGGGGCATCCGACGTTCTTATCTTCGAACAGGCATGGCGCGTTCTGTTCGGTGAAGAACCGAATATGCTTACCTTCGTAGGAGGGAATGGCACAACAAAAATGGAGGCACTTGCCAAGGATGGCCGTGTCCTCCAAGTTGCGGCGCGCGCACGACCTCTGTTCGCTCTAGTTGACAATGACAAGGAGGGACGCGACCTGTGGAGCAGTGGTCACTTGAATGGGGGCGAACGCTGGTATAAGCACAACTCCAACGGTGTACATTGGTGCCGCCTACCATTCGAGAAGGGATTTTCGGACTTTATGACGAGATTGAAAATTCCAGACGCCTTCTGGCCCGGAACGCTCGAAAACCTGTTCCCGGTCGCGCTTCGCCAGGAAGCAATCGAACAAGGAGTTTTCGCCCTTGGCGACAGCCCCTATGATGAACTCCTGAAGTCAGGGGCTTTTTCACGTGTGCTGCCTTACTGCGCGCCACGCGATGACCTCGCGAATCTTTATGTGATGACGCCACACTCTGACTACAAGGTTCGATTCGCTGAATGGGTAATCGCTCAGAGCGCCGATCGGCCACAGATTTTTGAATCACTTCGAACCACGCTTACCGGGGTACGAAACGAGATTGCGAAAAGGCAAGCGTAATTAGATTGCTTGCACGGCATCGCGGCGTATGTCGCCGCGATGCACTCGTATCGTCCCAACAGGAACCGCTGAGACTGGCTGTTCACTCGCACATCACGCGTTCTCAACGTACGCGCGCGCGTTGTTGATTGCATCCCGCAAATTCGCACCCTCCCCCGTCACCGGAGTTTGCACGAGATCGGCTACTTCGACCTGAAACACTGGTTTCTCGCCCGCACGGTGCATCCGTCGAATCGCGATGTTACCTTGCGTCGCGAGCCAGTCCAGCAGATCGGCATCGTTCAACCTGGCTGTTTCCTTCTTCGCGCCGACCGATTTCAGAGTCTTTGGCGTTACCTTCTTCTTTCCGGACGCCTTCGCGACTTCCCTCGCGGCCTGCAACTTCCCCACTGCATCCGCGCCTGACTCTTTCACGAGATGCCGCGCGGCCGTGGCCGACACCTCGCCAGCCTGCACCGCTTCGCGAATCGCCGTAGGCGCAGACAGCAACGTGAGCGCATTTCGCACCTTCGTGATCGAGCACGGCAAGCGCCGGGCAATCGCTTCTTCGGAGATTCCGCGGCCGAGCATGTCTTTGAACAAAATCGCCTCGCCGAGTGGCGTCAGCTTCCGGCCGTTGTTGTCCTGATACTTGCCGAATAGCCGATCTTCTTCCGTGGTCCCGCGTTCCTCGTTTACGACCGGCACCGCTTCGATGCCCGCGCCCTCGCTGTTCGCAAGCTGGACAGCATCCCATCGTGTATGGCCGTCGGACAGGTACAGAAAGCCGTCGACAGCAGCGCACACCTTGAGGGGCTTATGGCGAAAGAAGCCGTTGACCTTCATCGAATCCGCGTACTCGCGCACCGCTGCCGGATAGTCCGGGTCGGCAAGACGGGGCGCATTGAAGCCCGGCCGTACACGAATCGCATCGAGCGACACCATGTAGATATCCGCGCTCCCCTGCCGGAACTGCTTCATGATCTGTTTCACATTGCCCGGCACCAACTCCATTTCGGCCTGCGTGCTCGTTGCTGCATCCATCGTTCAATCCCCTTTAAAGTACCCCGGCGACGATGTGTCGCCATCATCAGAAACAGACCCGCTATCCGGCGAGTCATCGAAAAGCGAAAGCGACTCCCGCCGCTCGGTGCGCTGCACCGGCCCCTCGGGTGTCATCGTGAGCGCGGTTCGATACGTGTGACCGCACAGCACGTTGTCGCACTGGAAATCCACGTTCCAACACAGATCCGACGTGCGCAGCATCACGCGCGCGATTCCCCGCGCCTTGCAATGCGGACATGGCATGGTCCACCGCATGTCACAACCCGGCGCGCTTCGCCGTGCGCGAATTGATCGTGCCGCGCAGCGGATCAGCGCGCACGATCGGCAGATCGAGCCCATCGCGCGGCGACGCCGACGGCGAAAGTGAATACAGGATTTCGAGCGACGCGGGCGCGCGAAATCCGCAGTCCGGGCAGTAGAAGTACAGGCGGCGCATGGTGTCGCTCATCGGTTCGGAGTGACGCGCCTCAATATGCCCGTCGCACGCGGGACACTCGATCGTCATGTCATGCGGATCGCGATAGCTGGCGTTCATACGGCTCCCGATTGGTTAGGTTGCGTGTTCAGCGTGGCGGCCTGTTCGTAGTCGGCCAGCCAGTCGGATACGTCGTGCGCGGCGAGCGCGTGAGCGGCGTTGTGGCGCGTGCCTCGCAGATCGACGGGCGAATCGATGCGGAACGACTCCGCGTATTCAAGCCATGCGTCGACCGGCGTTTCAAGCGCCTCGACGTGCTCGGGCTGCTGCGTACAGTTATTGACACCAGTCCAAGGGCGGGCGGCTTCGCCACCTCGCCGAACCACTCGCCACACGTGACGCGTCGACGGAACAAAGATTTCCGTTTCGCGGGTGTACGAGCAAAGCCCGTCAACAATGCTCGCAATGCCGATAGCCTCGACGCCGTGCGGCACGCGCACGGGAGCAATGCCATACCGCCCCTCGCGATGCTCGATCGTGTGTCGGATGTAGACCATACGGGCCTCGCCCGCGATACCGCCCATTGCACGCGAGTACGCAGCCCAATCGGCGGGTTTGTCGTCGCGCTTCTGCGCGGCAGTCCATGCGGCGACGATGCACGCGGATTCTTCGATGGCGGGCAGATCGTCCTCTTTGACGCGGCGCAGCTCGCGCCACACGCCGACCGGCGCACCGCCGAACTGCTGAAACTGTCGGATGCCCCACAGTGCCGCCCACGTTTCGACGCGTGCCGATGGCGTGATTTCGTCGTCGTCCCAGAAATCCGACTGCACGACGTAGCCCTCATTCGTCTTGTGCTCGCCGACTGCGTGACCGTCGATGTTCTTCGAGATGTATTTGGCGATGTACCCGACGGCCGAACCCTTCGCCTTGTCGATCAGTTCGAAGCGCACGCGGTGCTCGCGCGCGCCGGGTTCGTTCCCGGAGTCGCGCAGCCCGTGCTTGCGCATGATTTCGCAGAACCGCTTGATATCGTTCGAGAACACCAGCCCGTGCCAGTGCGGCGAGCCGTCGTGATGCGGCTCCGCAACGCGCATGCCGAAGTACGTCACGCCCTCGCGGCTCAGTTCGGCGCGGATGCGTTGCCATACCTTCCGCAAGTACGCCTGCCCGTCGCGCGGCGTGACGCCCGCATAGTTTGGGTTCGGCTTAAACCAGCTACCGGTTTGCCGGACAGCATGAAATCGGCTCGGGCACGTCAGCGTGAACATGACGCCGCGATACGACGCGCCGTCGGCCAGTTCTTCGAGTCCGCGCAGTCGCGTGAACAGTTCGCCCCGCTTCAATGCCTTGTTCGAAATGCCCTTCGACGCCAGTTCGGCGAGCGTGAAGCGCTGGCCGTCCTCGTTCTCCATCGTGACCGCTTCGAGCGTGCGCGCGTTGCGCCGATTCTGCGCAATACGACGCCGCACGGCCTCATCGCTCGCATACGGCTCCGCTTTCAGGTGGACGAAGTGCAGCCGAATGTTCGAGTGCTCCAGCCCGCGAATGTGCATCTTGCGCAACTGACGACGCCACCACAGTTCGCACTTCACGCGCGCGACCTGATCGGCCGGATGCTCGAAATTCGGCATGTCGATACCGTATGCGCCGCACGTCGCGCGCGCGACGACGAGCGCATCGGCCAGTTCAAGCCCATACGCGCGCATCGTCACATCGGACGCAATGCGGCGGGCCTTCATGCAGATTTCGTGATCGGTCGCATCAGGCGACACCGGCATGCCATCGGGCGCGTGGACGTCGAGAAAGTCGCGCAGCGTGTTCGCTGCTGCTGCCAGATCGAACATATGCGCCGCGTTGAACCCGGTACGCTGGCGGTACGTGCGCGCGCTGTCGCGCCCGGCGTCGCGCGCCTGTTCGAGCGCGCGGCGCATCCACTTCACGGGAAGGCGTTTCTTAGCCTTGTTCGCTTCGGGTAGTTTCGGAACGCTGCTTTCCGCGTCGCGCGCGTAAATCCACATAGAGACGGCCGGGAATCGAGAGAGGGAACGTTAAGCGGGTTGCGTCGATTTAACCGGCCATGCGGGCTCGGTGCCTTCTTCGGGGTGCGTGCCGCACCATGCCAGCGCGAACACGATAGTGAGCAGCCAAATCGCCCACAGCGGGAGCGGCTTTTTCTCGGGCGTTTGCTTCATGGGGTTGTCCTCTTGATTACCGGAATTGAAAACGTCGTTTTGACAGGTCGCGCAGGAGCGGTCGGAGAACGTGCATCGCGGCTGCTTCGGCTAGATCGGATTCCGCAGTGCGCGCCGGGCTCGTCAGTTCGGGGGGAGTAGCAAGCACGCCCGCACCGATGCCGAAATCCGCTAGATCCTCGATCAGCAGTTCGCGCGTCGTCGTCGTGCTGTCGGCGCTCGACTCATCCATGTCAGCCCTGCGCGCCTGCGACTGCGAACAGCGGCAATTCATCGATCACGTCGAATCGTTCGACCTCTCGCGGCTCGATCCCTGCCGCCGCGCACGCAGACGGTGATATCCAGATCACCTCTTCGCGCGGCACGGTGCCCGCTTGGCTGTTCGCCCGCGTCTTGCGCGTGAATCGAGCCCACCCGGCAAGCGCGCGCTCATACATTTCCGACGCGTAACCGCTCACCACGGCCATGCCGCGAAGGTTCTCGAGCATCGCCAGCAAATCGACATGCTCAAACGTGGACATTTCGCAACGGTAGTCGCGGCCGATGCCGCGCGAGACGCTGTTGCGCACTTCCGGCAGATACGGCGGATCAACATAGAACAGCACGCCCGGCGCGTCGTATCGTGCGATCAGGTCAACGGCGGGCATGTTCTCGATCATGGTCCCGCGCAGACGCGCACTGATTGGGCCAAGCCTGCCCGGATACCGCTTCCACTGCCCTGGCCCATCCGACCACACATCACCCGCGAATCCGATCGGGTCATTCAGCGGCCGTGTCGCGCCCATCGAGCCGAAGCCCATTTGTGCGCGGACACATAGGCGTCGTGCGCGCTCGATCGGCTCATCTGTAGACGACCATGCGGCGTCGAACTCCATGCGCGCGTATGGCGTCAGTTCGAGTGCGTCGATCAGGCGCGCACGCGACGCGTCGTCGCGCACCACACGGAAAAGGTTGACGATTTCGCCGTCCAGATCGTTGTAAATCTCGACGTGGCTTCGCGGCTTCTGGAGAAGAACAGCGGCCGAGCCGCCGAACGGCTCGACATAGATATCGTGCCGCGGCAAGTGCGACAGCACCCACGACGCGACACGAAACTTGCTGCCCATGTAGCTGAGAAGCGGCGCCGTAATGCCTGTTTCCGTTGCCACCCGCGTCACGCTGCCTCCGCGAGCATCGGGCGAAGGCAGTCACGCGCTACAAGTAACGCCACGTCGCGCGACATGCAGCAGTCGGGGGCAATGCCGCCTTCTTCGTACCAGTGGAATGCCGAGCCGTTCGCCGTGAAGTACCCGCCACGCGAACCGCGCTCATAGAAAGGGCCGGTTTCGACGATGCCGGGTTCGATCGGGCGCGGCGCAGCAGCTTGAAGGTCCGCGAGCGTCATGCGGACCTCACGATGGTGAATGCACGCTCGACGTGGCGAACCGTCGCCGCCAGTTGCTCGGCCTCATCGCTCGCGCGACGACGTGCGATGTGCTCCGCGTTGCTTGCGCGGATCACCCGACGAATTGCGAGCGTTTCCGCGTCACGTTGATTAGGAATGCTATAGACAAGAGCCATTGAATCACCCCGCTATTTGTGTTCGTTCTATCAGGTGGGTTTGACGCCGAACTGGAGAACCGCCTTAACGCGGTCCTCGCCGTGGCGCTGAATCAGCAGATCGATTTCGCGTTGCGCGGCCTTCCGGTGATCGCCCCGGCATACTTCGAGCGAGTGCGTGGTGATCTTCGCTGCGATGCCACCGGATTTCGCCTCAGTGACTGCCGCATACGCCTTGCCGACAACGCGGGTCACGAGGAAATTGAATCGAACGCCGCCGATCGTCTTGGCAGTTTTCGCCAATAGCTCGGCGTCGATCGTCTTTTCGCGCATCGCGTCCGCGACCTTGACCATTTTCGTTTCAGGCTGCACGCACGCCCCCTACCGCGTTCACCGGTACGAAGAACACCCGCGCGCCCAATCGCTCAAGCCCGCGCAGGAACACCGCATAATCCGCAGTCATGGCGTCCGTCGGGAGCATCACGACCGTGACACTTTCGTCCGCGCCAGCCGGATCGAAACCGAATCGCGAGCGCGGCAGTTCCTGCGCCGCACGCCGTAGCGCTTTTTCGCGCTCGTCGTCCCGCGTTGCGTTCCTCGATACGACGCCGGCAAGGCGAATCGCATCGGCCCACAGTTCGCACTGGTGATGCGACAGCAGCGCACGAGCGTTCACGATGATCCGATCCGCGCATTTCAACTCGCGATACAGCGCGTCGACGCCACCGCGTTCAATCGCGTCCTTCCGCTCGTCGGCACGAGTCATCCCCTCGCCGATCACGTTGTCACGCTCGTTCGCGTTCGACCATTGGATTTTCTGGTCGAACGTCAACACAGTGAGCACCGTGCGGATGACCGTGTGCGCGGCCCGCAGTTCGTCGCGCAGTTCGTTTTCGAAGTTTTTCATGCGGCCCACCCTGCCTGTTGCATGCCCGGAATCGAAGTCCATTTCTGGATAATTCCAATCATTGCGTCCATGAGCGCACGGAAATACGGTGCGACGGATTGGCGCGCGAGCGCCGAAGGTGTAAGCGTTTGTTGCAGCGAAACGTGCATTTGACTTCCCCTTGTTCAACCCCTTGAACGGATACAGCGTGAAAGTCGCCCGGCAGACGGATAGCTAGTCCGTCACCGGCGGGGTTGGAAACCGGTGCCGGGTCGACGGAACGGAGAATAGTCTCATCCGATGAAACGTGTCAATAGCTGATACGTCTCAGCAACGGAGACAGTTGCATCTGATGAAGCGTCGCAGTACCTTTGACGCCGGGTTGAATTGATTTAAAAGGGGTTTGTCAATGAAAACGACAGTCGATTGGCTCGACGCGGTGAAAGCCCGCCTCGACCTTCCCTCCGACTACGCCGCAGCCAAGGTGCTGGGCGTGACGCGTGGCGCGGTCAGCAAGTACCGCAACCAGCAATCAGTGTTTGACGAGAAAACCGCAATCCGCGTAGCGGAAATTCTGAACGTCGATCCGTTCGAAGTGATCGCCGCCGCGCACGCCGAAAGCTCGCGCGACGACCGCACGAAAGCAATTTGGGTGCATGCTTTGGAAGTTTTTTCCAAGGGCCTACAGGGTTTTCGTCGGCTGGCGCTACCCGCTAACGCTTGTGGGGCTTTGATCCCACAGGTGTAA